GGTTGATAAACAATGTATCGGATGGATACGGCAGAGAAAGCATGGGCTCGGAGAACAGCACGCTGGCTGCGTTCATTCCCTTTAATCGATAGTAGTGAGCCAATTCAAATGGCGCTTCAGCACGCGACGGCCGAGAGTTATACGCTTCCAGCAAAGTGCGTATAAAACCAGCATCGTCACCGGTCGCCAGCAAATTTGTCGCCAACCGCATTTGCGAGATATAAGTTTCCTCGACCCAGCCACCCATCTGTAACCGCTTGCGATAGGCGGTAATGGCGCCTTTGTGGTTGCCCATGTCCGAGTACGACTGAGCGAGATAGAATTGGTAGCGGCGATTGTTCGGTTCTTTTTTCAGCGCGTTGAGCAACAGCATAATGTCGCGCTTGAACTTATTTTTTCGGTTGGCGCCATCTGCATGATCTTTGAAGTAAATTCCATGCAAAGGCACATCGCCGGGAATGTCGAGATATTCGTGCGTCACGCCGACATACTTACCAGTGGTCGAACGTGCGATCAGGCGCCGATTGTAATAGACGAGCGTGCCGCCCTTCTGAATTACATTGTAAGCCGGCAACGTAAGGCCATCACGAAAGTTTTTGTCCTCGACCACAAGCTCCATATCAGCGTCAGTAAGAAGAAGATAATCCCACGCAAACGCTGACGCTCGCGCGAAGGCAAGAGCGTCGTTTCGAGCTTGCTCGAAGTTTTTGAACTGTCCGATATGAATTTCACCGGGAATACCACGTCCGTCAAAAAAATCTTCAATGCACTTAGGAGTGCCATCAGTTGATCCAGTATCATAGATCACCCAGTAATCGATATGCGGCACAACGCTTTCGAGACAGCGCGTTATCCGCGCCGCCTCATTTTTTACGATCATGTTCAGGCAAATCTTTGGACGCACTTGGGGGTCTTCCTAGTTGGGGTCTAGGATTGAAGTAGATCACCCATCGTTAGCCTTTGTCAAGACCCCGTGAGAGTTCCACCAGGCGCCCGCGATACGCGGGTCAGAAGTCGGCGGTGTCCAGATATTGTTCCGCACGGGACCAGCCGGGCCGAGAGGACCCTTTGGACCCGTGGCACCGGTCACACCGGTCGCACCGGTATTGCCGGTAGTGGTAGTCGCACCAAGCGGACCAGCAACGCCAGTCGGACCGGTCGTGCCGGACGCGGCACTGGGGCCAGTGGCGCCAGCCGGACCTTGAGCGCCGGCAACGGGACCTTGAACGCCCGTGATACCTGTCGCTCCAGTCGCTCCAGTCGAACCTTGGGTTCCGGTCGCCCCGGTATTGCCAAGAGAACCAGTCGGTCCAGTTATGCCAGTCGGACCGGTAGAAGCACGCGACGGTCCTGCTATACTAGAATTTCCTGGCGATCCAGTGACACCGGTCGGACCAGTTGTTCCTGTTCCTGCGGTAGGACCAGTAACGCCACGGGCACCATCTGGCCCGGTAAGGCCAGAAGGACCCTGAAGTGCGTCAACGACTTCCTTCAGGACTGAGCCCAGGATTTCGTCGTCGTATGTATCCTTTGCACCCAGCAGTCCAGGTGACAAAATCTTGGCCATAGGAAACCCCTATTACGGACCCGAGGAAACTACAAGAACGCCCGCGTTGCTCCAGACCTGGCCTGTAACACCAGGATTGGAAGTCGGCGGAACGAAAATGCTGAAGTTGGTGCCGGTTGGGCCGGTGTTACCGGTCGCGCCTTGGTTGCCCAAAGCACCAGCCGATCCTGCGTTACCAGTCGGGCCTGTACCGACCGAGCCAGTCGGACCAGTTGGGCCAGCAGCGCCGGTTGTTCCACCAGTCGGTCCTGTGACGCCAGTGGCTCCAGTAGCGCCCCCAGCAGCTCCAACGGCACCTTGAGAGCCCTGCGGGCCAGATACGCCATTGGCGCCAACCGCGCCTTGCGGGCCGGTGTTACCTGTCGCGCCTGTAACGCCAGCCGCGCCTTGCGAGCCTGTCGCACCGTTAAGCGCACCAGTTGGGCCTGTCGAGCCGGCCGTGCCAGTAGGACCAGTCGGTCCGGCTGCACCAGTCGTGCCGCCAGCCGCGCCTGTGCCACCGGTTGCGCCAGTAGGGCCACCAATGTTGCCAGCGTTGACCGCATCCACGACCTGTTTCAGAACAGGACCGAGTTCGTTGCGGTCGTAGTTAGCCGAGGATAAGATCGTCATGGTCAACCCCTATTTTACGGCGCACCAGTTGGACCAGATGGTCCAGTATTGCCGGTCGGGCCACCGCCAGTTGGACCGGTATTGCCAGTTGGTCCAACCGCGCCCGCAGGCCCAGTAGGTCCGTCAACGCCGGTATTGAGAACGAGAACGATATCACGCACGATCGATTGAAGTGCGGTGAAATCGGCATCGACAGGAACCGGAAGCGGAAGCGTGGGCGCTGGCATGGTGAACTCCAAATCTGTAGCTGGTCTACCTGTTATTCCTTACGAACTCCTTAACCGACGCCTCCATGTACTGGAAGTGCATTAGGACCTTTCACGTTCCCTGTCAAGGCAGTTGTTGGCCCCATTTGGTTGCCCGAAATGCGTGATGGTTGAGCGCCTTGGCCCGCGGCAGCCATAGAAGCCAAATCCGTGCCCCCGGTGGATGTAGGGCCGGGGTTCTGCTCAGGCGTCCCAATATGGGCTGGCGGGCCCTCGGGCATGTGCGCGCGCGAGGCCAATACGCCGGCCGTCAACTCGGTGGCAATACGCTTGACACCGGCATCGACGCCAGCCTGAACGGCCTTCTGAATTGCCGCGTCCACGCCGCCTTGCTGTTCTTGCTGCTGTTGCTGCTGGTCCATTTTCTCGATCACATCTTCGGGAGGAACCACGTCGCTGCCCATACCGATCGTCGCGGCGATAGACCGGATGATGCTGGCGCGGCCCTTGAGCCCGATGATCTTCATATCGACCGGGTTCTGCGTAGCCTGAGCGAACTCGATCTGGCGTTGGCGTTGTGTCTCGCGCTGGATAGCGACATTGACACCTTGCACGCTGATCTTTTCCTCGCCGGTGAGCAAGCCACTCGTATCCGTAAGCATGATCAAGTCGCCCAACTGCATGAGGGCGAGTTCAAGCACGTCGCGGTCGATATTGGCGCTGACCGTCTGCAAAATCTTGGAGGCGTTACCCATGAGCATCGCCAAGCCGGAAGCTGTGCGACCGGCGCCGCTGCCCGCTTGACCACCCACATACTTCGGGATTGCGGACACGTCATCCGCAATCGACACGAACTCCTGGAACACCTGGATCAGTTGCTGCGCGTTCGATTGCGGCTGAAAGAAACCAATCGGTGGCTGATTGCTGTTCCCCACCGGATCATTGCGCACATGCCAGCGCTTCCACGGGTACATGTCCTCGCCATTTTCCTCGGGCGATAGACGTGAGTCGTTGACCACCACTTGTGGGCCGGACGATATGCTGAGATTGTTGATAAGGCTACGCAGAGTGCCGTTCGCAGCTTCCTGCAAATCCGAAAGAAGATCGGTGAGGCCATTGCCGACTGGCGTACCAGGAACTTTTTCGAAGGACGTAATGAAGTACGGATGGCGTTGTCGTGGTGACGGCGATAGATGCGCCTTGATAACGTGACTACCCACAACCCAAGCCTGAATGGAATAATCACGCAGTTCGTCAGGAACTGCAAGGCCATATTCCTGAAGGACACGTCCTTGAACATTGCCATTGAACTCCATCATCGAGATCATACCCGAGCGGTTCCAGGCCGGATTTTCTCGGCTCTCCAGCACGGCACGCTCAGCGTCCGTTGTATCCCAGTTGTCGTACAGACCGCCGCGGCCGTACTCATCCAGGACCGCTTTAATTTCGTCTTGATTGTAACCCGGCAGATCGAGCAGATCATTCAGTTCAGCGCGCGTGATACGCAGTTTCTCGATCACGTTCGCGTTTTCGATATCAGCGACGCCGGGCGTAAACCATAGGTCGAACGGCGAGACACGGTTCCAGGTGAGCTTCGGTTGCTGCACAACAGTAGGCTGTCCGCCGTTTGGAGGCCAGACGACTGTAGGTATAACTTTAACCACCGGGCCCTTGAGGCACGCGAACGGAAAAATAGGGAGATCGACAAGGAACTCTGCGAGCGCATGATAGAAGCCCCCCTCACGCAGCAGCCCCTCGATTTTATCCTCACTATCGCGGGCCTGTTCTGTTGCTTTCTTTTTCGCGGCTTCTTTCGCGCTCTCCAACAGTGCGCGCTTGCGCTCGGCGGTGTCGCTCGGGTCGGGCGGCTGGCCTTGCTGGTTCTGCGCAACCTGTTGCGCTTCGGCCTGCATCAGCTTGTCGATGTTCTGGAGAATGGTCGGCGGAATGTCGGGGTCGGCCGCGGGGCGGATTGCCCACGGGCGATCCTCGCCCAGGTACACATCACGCAATAGTGAACTGGCGGCGCGGCACTTCTGCGCGATCAAGCGGGCGTAGATTTCGCTGCCGCC